ACTCCTGCTGTGTTTCTACCTCTAGCTCTTACCTTCTTACCACAATGGCATAAGCCTCTAATAGTCTTTCCATAGATAGACATTAGTGCCATCCTTTACGCTTGAAGTGATCCCATGCTACACATGGCTCACCATAACGATGACCTATGTAGTCTAATCCCCATTGTATCTGTTCGTAGCCATTAAGTGTGGATAAGTACACAGATCTTCCTTGAGGAATACCATAATGAGATCCATTACGAGCTAATGGATTGAATGCTGATTCTTTACCATAAAGGCTAACTAGACATTTATATTCTTTAACATTATTACCTAATGCATATAATGCATACTCTTTATAGCTTATGTATTGCACTGGTTTAGATCCACCTGCATCAGGCATGATGCATAGAGCTATCCCAATAGCTACTAGCACCCCGCGAGCTACGCCCCTAAGGGGCTCGCGGTGAGCCTTTGAGAGGCTCTGCGCCGTTAGCGTACCATCGATGTCAAATCCATTTCTAAAAGTGCTGGTCAGAGCGGTGTGTCGTTTCATAAGTACCCCCTGTGGATAACTTCTGTGGATAACTATTTATCGGTTGAGTAAAACCCTTTACCCTTAAAGTGTGCTGGAGCAGCTGCAATTACTTTGACCATCGGCTCATTACAATAAGTGCATAACACTACTGGTCGATTGTTCCATCCATGATTGATCTCTTGACTGAGATTGCATCGTGAGCATTTGTAGTCATAGGCTGGCAAGTTAAACACCTCTGTATCATGTAAGACCCACAGCCTGTGCAGCGGTCAATGTCTGCTTCTGTGGGTTCGCTAGTAATGTGACCATACTTTAGTTGAAGTAGCGGTAAGAGATCCTCTAAGCGGATGATGGCGGCATACTCACGCGCATCTTCACCCTGTCCGTTTAGTCGTATGACTCCAAAGCCCAATTCCCCCGAAAGAGCTGTGCGAGCCTTTAATTGTTTAATGTAAGCCAATGGTTGAAATCCAGCGCGGGCTTTGACTTCAACATCGAACGGAACATTAACAATGTCCTTACCGCTACCCCTTCCCACACACGCGCCACTCCACACAGTCGATAGGTACTGTGCGACTACTCGCTCGGTGCGGAAACCTCTGTGTTTCCTATGCTGACTCAAAGCTCTAGCTTGTCCTCACACGCCTTACAGAAGGCTACAATTAACTCATCATCTCTGCGGTATTCATTGATCTCTTGAAATTGATCGCATTGTGAGCAGTTATCAATACCGCCATAATCGATGAATGTGAAACGTGCATTAGGGTAATGTGCTGGAGTTATAAAGTACTTAGCCATTAACTGCCTTGCACTTTCTGCACTGCCATGCGCCTACAATCGGTTGATCATCCTTGAACTTGATCTCAGCTACGATGTCATGCGCCTCGGTAGGCTCATTACACAGTTGGCAATTAATAGTGTCATAAAGTGGGACATCCTCAATGTTAGTCCACACTCCAGTTGTCTCATCGAAATACTCTACATAACCCATTTAGATTCTCACTTCCTGAGGTAACCATTTACCATCACTACCTAAGCGATACCATCGTGTCGGGCATCTATGAGCTGATGAAATTGCTGTATCACAAAAGTAGCCAGCCCAAGGCTTGTTATTCTTTACGCCTTCCTTAAAGCGCATGTGCCCATGTTCGCATGATGGTGCTTCTACTGCTTCAGGTGTTCCCATTACAGCTTCAATGTTTGCCATAGCCTTTTCAAGGGTTACAGGTGCATCCACGACTTTGTTGTATTGACCCACAGGGGTAGTCCAATAATCCTGATCATCTGGTACAACATCTTGTACCGCTGGCTTTACTACTTTTGTAGCAACGACCTTGCTCATTTCCTCTCGGCTTGGTCTCTTTCCTTTAGGAGCATAACCCGCATTTGCAAGCGCTCTGCCGATTGCCGAAGTCTCACAATTCTCCAATGCTGAAGTCTGATTAACGCCTCGGCTAGTAACTGTTTCCTCAGCGTACCCTGTTGCCCATGCAACGCTATCTTCAGCATTCTTAAATAGATACGCCTTAACAATGTATCGAGTAGCCTCGACCACTTCCAGCTCAGTAGCAATACGGAACGCTGGATAATCCTTAATAAACTTTTCAAGTCTCACCTCGACTGGCTCGTATTCGGATAGGTTAAACATAGAGATCATTCTCCTCGGTTGCTAGTTGTCCTGCGAGTGCGCCATAAGAGCAGAGGTCGATCCATGTGTCGATCTGCTGGGCTGATTGATTAGTCCTTGCAAGTTTAACAAGCACCATGATCCCTGCCACTTGATAGTCGTGTATCGGTGTTTGTAGGTATGCGCTGAGGAGCATTGCGGTGTGTTGCAGGTTATCCGAAGGGTGACCGTATGAAAGCCCACGCTCGCGGATAGTGTCTGTTGCTGATAAGAGGATTTCATTAGCGCGCATCTGTTGTCACTCGCTGAAATGTCTTGCCTACAACTAAGCCTTCACGCTTGCCCTCGTTAAAGCCTTTAGCCCAGCCTACTAAGTACCATAATGCGTTAGCTGCTAAAAGCAACACAATGATTGGCATCTCAAAGCTCATTGTTTTTCCTATCTGTGCCAATGCCCTTGATTGGCTACAAACTTAGTGTGACATAACTGTCAGACAGATCAAGTACATTTAGATAACGAAACGATAACGATTATCGGGCTCTGCCGTAGGATTTTCCAGCAACAATGAATGTGCCGTCCTTCTCAATGTGGATTAGATCCACTTGAACCTTTGACTTATTTACATAGATGATTGCAAAGGCTTGCTGCCAGTTAGCAACACCCTTAGTGTAAGCAGCTTGCTTGAAGTCCATAAGATTGCCTACCTCGACACCATGTAGGACACGCCCTATTCGCCCCCCAGAAGCCTCTGAGAACGCCGAACGCCCTGCTCTGTGGGTGTGACCACTAATCACATTCTTTCCATGCCTACGAGCCGCTTCAAGGGCTGATAAGCCCCCCTGTGGCTTGATCGGTGTGTGATCTCCATGCACAGCAATCCAGTTAGGTGCAATAGTCATAGGGTTCTTGTGGAAGGTAATGCCAAGCTCATCAAACTTCATAAACTTCTCAAAGCGAAGCTCTGGTAATGCTCCGAACGCTGGGACTTTAGCCATGATGATGTTGTACAGGCGGTCTGTGTGATTGCTACGGATGCAATCGGTAACGCCTAATTCCCAGAGCAGCTGAACAGCTTCGTTACGATCATCATCTAGGGTCTGGGCATAACTGCCCATGCGACCCTCTTCCCATTTACTTATCTGGGGTAGGTCAATCTCATCGCCAATGGTGACTACTTGATCTGGCTTAAACTTAGAAATGAAAGAAGCAAGGTTGCGAGTGGCAACCCTGTCATGGTAGGGGACTTGTAAGTCCGAGACTACAACGATTCGCTTAATCGTCATCCTCATCTTCGTAATCGCCAAACTTCTCTGGCTCGATAGGATCTGGCAAGATCCACCCGGGATAAGAATCTACAACCGATAACATGTAAAGAGCGTGATCTTCTGTAAATCCTGATCGACGCAAGGATCTGTAATACTCATGCAATCCGATGCAGTAAGCATCGAGCTTTGAGTAACCTTGTTCCTCTAATGCTTTAGTTGCTTTTCTTGCCATGGTTAAATTATCGCTCTAGTAAGATGTTATAAATCTCATCGACACGCTGATTAAGTCGCTTGATTTCATTCAGCAGATGAGTAATGACATAACCTGCAAGCCCGCCGAAGATGCCTAGACTTGCTATGTAGAGGGTGAAGAAGTCGTTTTGTGTCACTTTTTAGGGCTCGCGTATCCGAATACGCCTGACAATACTGCCCACAGTATTGCGCGGTAATCTGCCTCAAAGTTAGATGATGCCCAAGCTGCTAGGAATGCTCCAGCGGCTAAGTATGCAGGATGCTTGATCTTCATTATTATCCGCCTAACATAGGTAAGTTAAAAAAAGCCGAGTCATTGTCAGCCGCTTTATTAAACGAGACATGACAGTGCTTCGTGTGTTTGTTAGCCCCTGTGTACTTACGCCAACGCCATCCGAGGACAGGCGAGGCAATTCGTCCATCAAAAATGATGTAACTAATACGCTTTTCTGATTTAGACTTGCAAGCGGCACGAAGCTGATCTGCAAGATCTGGCATGATGTCAGGTTTCGATCCCTTAAAAAGGTCACGATCGACATCGATGGCACGAACCCAGCCCTCAGCATCAGGGTTATGATCTGATACACGATGAGAGTGTCGGGTATCACCGATCCAACCATCCGATGTGCGGTCACGATCTGGGAACGAGTCATCTATCTGCTCACGAAGTTGAACAGCAGCCTTAGAAAGCTTTACTTTCATCCAAGTAGCAAAGCCGCTTCTTCTGCTGTGATGCCTAGACGAGCCAATAGATCAGCCTTAGCTGCCTCGGCTGCTGCCTTGTCTGCATCTTCCTTAGCCTTAGCCTCAGCGTGTGCCTTAGCATCTGCCTCGCGCTGTGCTACTTCCTCTGCTGTCAATTCGATCTCTGAGACTTCCCCAGTAGAGCAATCAACTACGATCTTTGTGTCTGCCATGTTGTCTCCTTATGAGTTTTTGATGCCGTAAAGGGTTGCTGTTGAGTATTGGACTAAATTATCTAAATCAGCGTAAAGAGTAATGCGGTTAATTGCTGCGGTGCTTGACCATAAACCTGCAATCAAAGTTTGGTAAGACTCGGTTGCATTGTTTTCAGATACCGAATCCATTGAAACACTTTTATTTGTACTGCCAGCATAGTTGGGAATGTAAAACTCAAAGTTTCCAAAAGTGTTTGATGTTGCTGTTGCCGTCGGCATAACTCCAGCATAAAAATTACTTAAAGATGCTGAGCTAGCCGCGCTGCCGTTGCCGCCTACTCTTCTTATGGTTTGGTTAGTAGATACACCATTAAAATCCATACGGATGTTAATAAAATTACCTGAGTAAGTGCCTCTAGTAGAAACCTTTACACATAAATCTGTGTAAGTGCTGGGGATTGAAGTGAAGTCAATGCTTGAAGCCCCACCGCTTCCAACAGTTACCGATGCGATCTTGACGAATGTATCAGGCACTTTTCACCCCGTATAATGTAAATGTAGAGCCAGATGAGAATAATGCAGTACCGCTATTGTCTCTGACAAGGATTGTAGAAATGGCAGAAGTTGAACGCCATAACCCAACAGTAGCAACAGTGCCAGAGTATGAAGATGTAGCACCGCTAGCCACATTGTTGCGACCCACAACAGTCTTATAAGTAGTTGAGTTGCTGTAATTCTGGATGTGCCAACTACAGGTATTTTCACCTAATGTCGTACCCCAAGCACCATAAGAATAACCTGCGTGGATCTGTGATTGGTTGCTCAATCTTTCAGAGATTGCGCTTGAGCCTGAACCTTCAAGTAGTGTCGTAGAGTAGTTAGATCCTGTGTCAGAATTAAAGCGTAGAGCTGGCACCCAGTTTGCAGTTGTCATAGCACCTGTGACCACCAAAATCAAATCGGTGTATGCAGATGAAATGCTTGAAAATGTCACATTGGCAGTATTAGAGCCTAGAGTCGTAGTCGCGATTGGTGTGTATGTAGATGGCATCTTTACCCCTTTATCCCGTAAAGTGCGAAACTGCTGTACTCAGAAAGATTTGCAGCATTAGCAGAGACAATCGTGATTCCTGTGATTGCAGCTGTGTTCATCCATAGACCAGAACTTAAGCGCACCTGTCCTGCTCCGTTATTGTCATAGCCGTTAAGCGAGCGAACTGTCTTATTCTTGGAAGTGTTGGAATAGTCAAGAATGTCAATTACTCCACCGCCAAAGACTCCAGAGGTAGAAGATGCGGCTGCAACAACAGAGCGTGTGTTAAAGGTAATTGATGTGCCATCTGAGAAAGATCCAGCAGTAGCACCATCACCATAAAGCACATGCGCTGCATAGTTGTTGCCTGTGTCTGAGTTAAAGCGAAGCTGAATGTTATCTTCTTGGTTGGCTCTAGCTGTACGAGCAAGATAACGCAATTGGAGATGCTGATAACTGCCAGAGATACTGCTGAAAGATACAGAGGCAGACCCACCCGCTCCAACAGTTACAGTAGCGATCGACTCATAGTCTGTCGCTGCTCCTGCACCACCACTACTGGCGATGATTCCAATGAGTGAAGGAAGCATTAGGCAATCGCACCCACGACGATCCAAGAGTTAGCAGCGACCTTAATGCAAGCTGCTGACTTGTAACGAGCAAGGACTGGAGCTGCTGCTACTGCACCTGCGCTGTTAATTGTAGTTGTGCCAGATGTAACAGCATTGATCGTTGTGATACCTGCACCCTTTTGATAGACCAAAAGTGTTGTGCCAGTTGGGAAATTGTAAGTCGCATCTGTTGGGATGCGGAAAGTATTGGCTGAGGCGTTGTCCATTGTGACAATTGCGTTGAGTCCATCTGCTTTGACCGCTGTGTAAGTAGTGCCAGTCTGAGCATTGACCACCATTCCAGCCATTGAAGCATCGATAGCATCGCCTAGCGTGCGGATGTCCTGTGCGCCGTTTTTGACAAGGCTTGAGTTATCTGGTTCAGACCAGCCGAAGTTAGGTGATAGTGCCATTTAAGTTAATGCTCCTGTCGCATTTGTCCAAGTAAGTGTACCATTTACGCCAGTCCATACGAGTGTTGCTGGCAATACTGTTTCCCATTGTGTCGTTGAAAGTGAGAAGTCTGTCGCTGAGATGTAAAGGGTGATCTCTGTGAAGCTCGGAGTGGCGCGGAGAGCGACATTCTCCACGAAGCCATCAAACTGCCCACCGAGTAGGTTAGTTGGCAAGTTAGTAACTAACACAGGCTGACCGAAAAAAACACCGATTAAAGAGTTACGCATAGCATCTGGCATGTCTGGATTGTCCAGACGGAAAGTAATCGCACCTAATGAGCCTCGTGGATTCTTGCGTAGATTAAGCTCTCTAGAGGCGATGTCAGTGATGTCTGTAAGGTTCTTGATGTTAGAGTCGAATGACCGCTCAAAGAGCCCGTAAGAGGCTATAGAGTCGCTGTCAAAGGTGCTGTAGGTTGAGGCGTATCCTGTGGCATAGCGATAGATAAGGCTGTTACGGATGCGAGCAGTTTGAGTTGTTGCTGTGATAGAGGATGGTGTTGCATACGAGCCATCGAGGTTAGTAAAGCCATTTGCTGCGAGATAGTTAGATCGATGGTCTGCATCGTCATAGGAAACATCTCCGTCCTTTTCCTCGTAGATTTGACCAAGTGCGCTAGTGGCGATTTGGTCTGCCAATGTCTGAGACTTAGCCGTAGCACTAGCTGCAACTGCAATCATGGTGTAGAAGCCTGAGTCAATTGTGCCGATGTAGGACTCTGCATCTGCCCATGTTACTGTTGCTGGATAGGTTGCCCATGTATCTGTTGGGGTAACTTCTGCCCAAGTCAGGTTAAGGGCGTTGCCTAGAATGGCAGCAATCTGCGCTCCATCTAAACCCTCGGCTAGGGCTGTGTTATAGACAGCCTTTACTAATTTAGCCAATGAGCCGATGCCTAGAATCTTGCCTGTTGTAATGTAGCCCGCTTCATCTGGGCTTCTTACTCCGATGTTAAAGTCTGATACTTCTCCGCCAAATACTGTAACATAAGTGCCAGATGAGTTTTTAAGCTCTAAAAGGATTGGCTCTGTGACATTGATGGTAAATGGTGAGTTATCTGTATTTACGATCTCGACCTGACAATACCCAGCAGTAGCCTGACGATCAATGTCTAAACGACCAGAGGCAAAAGAGACAGAGGTAACAGTCGTATAGACATCATCACCTACTGTTACCCGCCACTCTGGCAACCATGTCATTAGTAAGACCCACCTCGTAGCGTGCCACGATCTACAGCATCCTGAATGACCTGAGTTACAGCCTCAGCAATAGCGTTAGGATCTCCCACGCCTGTGTTCACAGTTACAGAGAAATTAAACTCACGACCATTAGGGCTAATGCCTGAGATCATGCCTTGATCCGGAGTGAACTCTTTGAGGTTAGGCAGGATCTGTGTAATGACTCCGCCTAGTGCTGCAACATTGGCATTAGTCTCAGCAATCGTTGTTGCTGGAGTTAGACCTGTAATACTTGGAGCAGGTGTTGGACTTGGCTTACCTGCTGGAGTTGTTTTAGATCCAGTCTGTGCAAGGTTAATCATGCCTAGTAAGCGTAGAGCTTCATTGAGGTTATCCAGGTTAATTAAGTCTTTAGGCTTTAAGGTTTCAAGGATTGACTTAATGTCTAAGAGCTTGACATTCTGCTGACCCAATGCACTAAGCACTTTGAGGTCTGCATTAAGTTTGTTTGTCGCTGCAACAATAGCAGCCTCATCCTTTGAGGCGATAGCATCTTCTAGGGCAAGGATGTCACGCTTAACATTAAGGCGAGCGATGTCATTAGCGATCTGCAATACCTGTGATGCGCTGGTTGCCTTGCCTAGTTGCTCGGCTTGATTAGTAAGAGCAGCTGCAATCTGGATCTTGTCCATGTCGAAAATCTCGGTGCCCTTGTTGAGGGCAAGGTTAGCCTTATCTATTGCTGCTTGTAACTTCTTATCTTTTAGGATCTTAGCCTGTGCAGCTGCCTGCTCTTTGGTCAGTTTAGTAATTTGTGCCTGTTGCTTTACCTGAGTTTGACCAGAAATAGTCATTGGAGTTGTAAAAGGTTTAGGGGCTATACGAGAGGCTCCACCAATGCGAGTAATTGCTCCTAATGGACCAGCAGAAAATGAACGCTTGAATGGTGTCGTAAGAAGTCCGATAAGCGATTTGGTTTCGCCGCTTACCTCAAATGAGCCAATCTCTCCTAGACCACGAATAAAATCGGCTGTTGCTAGAGCTGCTCTTTCCATGTCATCTGCAAGATCATTAACTGCCGTGTTGCCGCCAAGAGTTGTAAGAGCATCAATGATTCCAGTGCCAATAATCTCTTGAACATTGGCAGAAGCAACAGCAAGCTTGTCCATCGAACCTTGGAATGTCGCTGCCGCTGCTGATGCCGAACCCTTAAAGGTCTCAGCTAATTGTGTTGTAATGTCGTAAAATGATTTAGTCTTAAGATCTGCCTTTGAGATTCCTACACCAAGGCGGCTAAGCGCGGCGGTGTTACCTAGGTATCCACGACTCAAAGCCGCTGTGACAGAGCCCAAGTCCTTGCCAGTTGCTGCACTAATGTCTAAAGCAAGATTGAGAAGTCGTTGAGATTCCGCTGTGTCGCGTGTTGCTGTCGCTAATGCTTGGTATGCAGGGCGTAGTTTGTCATCGACAACACCGAACTCGCTCTGCAGTCTCTGGATAAATCCTTCTGCACTTGCCGCATCTCGTTCAAGTCCGACATTCTTCAATGCTAAAGCTAATTGTTGTTGAGCTTTTTGATCTGCTGCTGCTGCTTTTACTGAGGCTTTAGCAAAAGCAATAAGTTGCTGACCACCAAAAGCCAGACCTAAAGCTCCTGCAAGTTTTTTGACATTCTTACCTAGTTTATCGGTCGCTGACTCTGCTTGCTTAAATGCCTTATTGCCAGTGAACTCGGAAGCGATGTCAATTACTATGTTAGCCATGTTATGCCTTCGCTCTTGCGTTTAGTTTGTCAGCGGCTGACTTAATGGCTGCCAAAACTGCATCCCTAGCCTTGCCGTTGTTTTCTTCGTAGGCTCTGAATAAAGCGCGACCTTGCATCTTGTCATCGCCTTTCATCTGTGATCCGTACTTGCCATTCTGATTCTGAACAAAGCGACTCTCTGGAGTTTTACGCCCCATGGTTTCATAAATTGCTCCAGCAGCACTTTTATTAAATACGCGAGCAAGGGATCTAAAACCTCTGCGATTAGGCTTTGATGGTGTTGTTTTATAACCAATGCCAGCACGCGCAATCTTTGCATCATAGGCAGGGAAGCGAGCCTGAGAGTTTTCTCTTGCCAGCCATCCGCTGAGTATTGCTGAATTGTCTGGCAAGTAACCACGAGCAGACTTGGTGATCGGCTTCAGAGCTGCTGCAACCTCTTTGGGTAATGCCTTTGCTAGATCTGGACTGAAAGCGCGTAGAGACTTTCTAAGAGCGACCGCGCCCTTTACGCTTGCTGGCATCGCTCACCTCTTTCGCTTCATCTTTGAGCCCCTGCACTAATGCATCGAGCATGTTTTTATCTAAATCCAATAACTGCTGAGGCGCGATCCCTAACCTAATGCTTAGCCTAGCAATTAGGTAGGTGAACGGAAGATCGCGCTTTAAGCTAAAGGGTCGGAGTCAAGCACCTCAACACTTTTAAGTGTCTCGATGAAGTCCATCCCGAAAGGCTTTACAGATTCACCTGATCTGCGAGTGACTTCCCATGCCAGCCAATAAACATCCGATTGCTTTTCCTCATCGCGAAAAGCCTTATGGAAACCCTTTTTAGCGTACTGCTCGAACGAGTACTCCACCGCTGGGGTGATCTCGCCTTCCAATACGCTTCCATCTAGTCGAACGATCTTTAGTTTTGCCATGGTTAGCCCCTTTGTTTAGTTTCTTAGAATGTGCCTGTAGTTGTAACTGCAACAGTACCATTGACATTGAATGTCAAAGACTGTGTACCGAGATCAGCAACTGCGCCGTTAATGTCGGTTGTGTTGTTAATCAAGCAAGTCATTGTGTACAGAGGGTTAGTAGCTGAAACTGCTGTGCCCTTTTCCTGTAGCAATACGACTGTGACAGATGTTCCCCATGCAGCCTGAAGTGTCGCAAGGACATTTGCTGAAGCTGTGTCATTTAGGAAATCGATTGTTACAGATGATGCTTCAAGTCCCTTAACGAACTTGTGACCTGAGTCACCCATCGCTGTTACTTCAAGCTCATCGAATGAACGATTAAGTGTTACCGCTGTGACGTGATCTGATAGATCGACAGAATTGATCTTCACGCCGACCTTGTTATTTAGAAATACAGCCATGAGATTATTCCTCGTCTTTCTTGGTAGATGCTGGCTTAGGTGTTGCTGGTGTTACCTGCCCGATCTTGATCAGGAAGGCTTCGTTTTCTTTTTCCCACTCGGACATTTTAACTCCAACTCGTAAGGATTGATACGGACATCTCACAGCTGAGCAAGTCTCCGCTTGCCGCGTTGAGAACACTAGGCGCGCTGATTGCGCTTACATTATAGACCAGAGAAGATGCTGCTAACTTAGCGAACACGCTAGCAACAAAATCTTCTATGCCATTGAGGTTGCCCTCGTTATCGAATAAAGCGGTACAGATGACCAACTTAAAATTAGCAGTAGGGCTAATGGTTATGTGCTGATTATTATTGGGAGTGATGTAGGGATCATCTGGAGACACGATCACAGAGTTAGCCAATACTGTTGCAGGTGGAAATGCAAAGACTTGGTACTTTGTATTATCTACTAATGCTGTTGCTAAAGTAGTGCGAAGCGTCGTAATCGGTGTGGTCATTAGCCAACCATCGAACGCGGATCAAGTGCGTGTGCTATTAATCCTCGCACCTTAGCGAGAAGCTGTGCGCTCATTCGGTAAGGGCTTGGCTGGAAATCTACAAGGTTACTGCCAGAAAGGGTGGCTGTACGCGCTTGCCAGATTTCAACAGATACCATTAAAGCTGCTTGCTGGATCGCCATGTCTGCTGTCCAGTCAGTCGATGGAGCGATTGTAACTGTGCCATAAGGATTGACATTGTGGCGAGGTTGTGCCGTTGGAGTGCCGGTGATTGCATAAGAAATTGAATAATCGCCAACTGCTGTAATTGTCTTTGATCCGTTGTAATGTGCTTGATTGTTATTGACTACAACTGTTTGACCGACATAAAAAATGTTTTTCACAGGCACATCAAAGTAAAGTGTGCCTACTGTGGTTGTGTTGCTGTGTGCAACATTGAAATAAACATCCGCCCATAACATTGGAAGTAGGACTGCATCGGTAGCGTCACATACTTCTTGAAGGGTGGCATCTGGATACAAGGTACCGACTCCGAGAGTGCTACGGAGCTCTGCAACTGTTGTAAGTGCCATTCCCATTCCTTTCTAAAGACTCTGAGGGGTAGAGGGCTACTACCCCTCAGAGCGACTTAGTGTGGCTTACGCCTTGTTGTTCTTAAATGCGCCAGCAGCAACCTTAGTTGCGATTGCGCCAAAGCCGTAGTAACCAATTGTTACTGATCCGTTTGCAGTTGATTCTGCGCGTAGTCGGTAGTTTGGTGACTCGTACCATGTGTATGCATCTGGATTGACGATGATGATTGAACCATCTGTGTCTGTTCCTGAAGCTGTGTTTGGTGTTACATAGAGGTTGAGTCCTGCAACATTTCCCTGTAGTGCTGTTGGTGTTACTAGACCGCCAGCGTTCATTGGCTGTGATGCGTTGTAAATCGGACGACCTGCATCATTAAGTGTCATGATGTTTGACCATTGTGATGTGTTCACGATCATGTTGCGAGCAAATGGGTTAGGCAAGCCTAGTGTTGCGTTATAGACAGAAGCTGAACCGCGAGCAACAATTCCAAGCAACTCTGAAGCTGTTGGGTAAGTTACTGTTGTTGTTGCATCTGCTGTTGCACCTGCGATAAGAGCAGCATTAACTGCTGCATCTGTTGCCTTTGCGTAAGCTGCGCCCATGTTGCGGACTAACTCATCAAAGAATGCTGGAGATGTACGATCTAGCAATTCAACAGAAAATGTCTGCTGTCCTGCGTACTTCTTAACATCTACTGAAAGGAACGCTGAGTTCTGATCTGTGTCTGAGAATGCTGCGTTCTCTGCTGTTTGTGCAACTGTTGGCATCGCTGTGATCTTTGGGATCTCGAATGTCATACCTGCATCTGGAAGCACTCCGCGTGAGATTGCCTCAATTGATGGACGGATTGTTGTGCCTAGTGGGTTGATGATTTCTGACAATTGGCGTGTTGGTACTAGACCAGCGTTGTCTGAAGTGTCATCTGCTGCGCGTAGGTATTGACGAGCTGACTCATCACCTAGTGCTGCACGAATTGTGTTCTCTGCATACTTAGCCGCTGTGATCTCGATGCGTGGCTTTGTGTAGTACGCTGCTGAAACAGTTGGACGAGCAGCTTCAACCGCTGGAGCCTCAACTGGTGTTGCTTCGACTGCTGGAGTGGTTTCTTCCACGGTTGCTGTCTCGCTTTCTGTTGGTTGGATTGTTTCTTCAACAGCAGATTCTTCCGCTGCGATTTCAGTAACCTGTGCCGACTTAAATGCTGGCTCTGTTACTAAACTTACTTCGACCAAGCGTGCAGCGGATACATGGATCACGCCATCCTTGATCTTTGACTTTAGGACTTCTGCCCCGATTGATAAACCTGACTGCAATCCTTCTTCTGCAAGGATGAGAGCTTCTGTACCGCGCTGTGAGCGACTGATAGAAAATACTGCGTGAATTGCATCTTCTGACTCGCTGAATGTAACTCCGCGTCCGAGAGGCTTTTTGATGTCATGCTGATTGAGCAACTTGATTGACTTAGGATCTGAAATCTCAATTGATCCAGACTCGAAGATAACCTTGCCCATGTTGGTCGATCCTGCTTCAACATTAAGCGGCACGATCTTGCCTGAGATTGTGCGGCTTGCTGAGTCTGCTGTGAGATCAGCTGAGAATGTGATTACTTGGTTCATTCCATACCTTGACTTCCATTAGGTGTTAGATCTGTCATTTCCATAGCCTGTTCAGTTGTAATGAGATTAAGGCTGAGAAGTTTTTCAATTACTGCAAGCTCTTCCATTGGATCAGTACGAAGAAAGTTATGATCGATGTCAAATCGGACGACATTTCCACGAGCAGTAATGTCGTCCATTGACAAACGATCTTCAATCGCTGTGATAAATGGTTGTAAAGATAATGTGAGAAATTGCTTGCGCTCATCCTGAACATTTGCATAAGTCATTGAGTTATTGGAATCTGCTGAAACATAATAAGCAGGGACATTACACAAACGAGCGCATTCTGTAGCAAGGTTAAAGATAGCCTCTGAGTACATCATGTCTTTAGGTGAGAATGAGACTGGGTTGTATTCCAATGTCGATGTTAAATAAGCAGTTGAGCGATTAAGGCGCGCATTCTTCCATGCAGCTAGTAATCCAGATACTTCTTTAGGATCTAGGTCTGCGCCGGTGTTTTTAATGTAGCCAGTTGCCATTGGAGTTGATGCTGCAATTGCTGCGGCTTTCTGAACATCGATAGCGGCGCGAATTGTCTGGACTCCAGTATTGAGAATGCCATCGCCTAATGACTGGAATGTAATCAGAGATCCCAAGCCGTCCATCGGTAATGTTGTGCCATCAACTGCATAAGACTTAACAAAAGTATTTGTAGAATCTAATGTTGCAGTTACGCGATCATTAGCAACCCACTCAAACCGAGATGGTCTGCCATCTTCTGCATAGATTTCCACGACTTTCCAGAATGCTTGACCATAAAACAAAAGTGAATCGACAGTCCATGCAATTGTGACTGATCGTGGTTGTGAGTATGAAGGTTGCTCTAACCATGCAGGTGAGCCTAATTCTTCATTAGTAGATTTCTTATACAGCTCTAAAGGAATTGCTCCGATAGTGCCAGCCAAAAGATTACGGCAGCGTTGTAATGCTGGGACGGACATAGCCTCATTACGACTTACAAAGGCATACTGGAAAGGCATCGCATAAGGTGAGTACTCACCCAATACCTGAGGTGCGGACTGAGCTTGTAATTGTGGCTTAGGTTCAAGCCCGAATGTCTGCAAGATTCTACCCATAGACAGAAAGTGTAGCATTTGTCAAGCAATTAGACAATGTGCTAGGGCGTGTCTAAGTATAAATCTGTGGCTTAGGCTGAGGAATCATTAATTTACTAACCGCCATGGCGATGCCAATGGGAGCAGAGATGTCACCTGCTGACTTTCGCTTGATTATGCGCCACGCGCTGTCATTGACTTTAGCTGCACAGTTATTCATCTGCTGAATAAACTCTGCCTGTCCATTATGGACAACTCGATGATTGACTAAGCCTTCCAACAGATCTCCGCATGCCTTGTAAAATTGCTGACCAGATACATCCTCGACAATGACTCCAGAATTGGCTAAGCGATCTGCAATCGTCTGGGTTGCGTACTTGTCAAAACAGACAAGGCGAGGCTTGTATAAATCACACCATGCTTTGATTGAGGCTGCCATCTTTAATTCATCGATAGCAACCTGTGAGCTGTAGGTCTCCAGAATCCCGATGCCAATCCGTCCATCTGGCAGTAATTGTCCTGCGACTAATGATCCGTTGCGTCTAGACGGACTGACATCGAAACCGAATACAGTATAAGCCCCAACAGCCATTTCAAGGGTTGAATCGCTGGTCTCTTCAAGGATTCCATGCGGCCAAGGGCTACTTAGGGAATCGATCCATTGGCAAAGAGTCTCAGTACGCGTGTTTTCAATCGGCGAAGTAGCAATCGCCTCTTCAATCGCTTCCTCTGTGATGGTGTATCCCAAAGAGGGGTTAGCCAGGGCCCATGCATCGCGATCAGTTATCTTGCAGTATTGTGGAGCTGAGTATTCATAGAATCCAAAAGATTTGGGTGGGTAATCGATAGCTCTTTCTCGTAAGTCGTTGAGTACAACGCTGAAAGCGTCTCCTGCATTAGAGGTAAGAAGCGTCTGAGAGTTTGGGTGAGCTCTAGTTGTAGGAGTTGCAGCTCTAAATCCATCTTCTGTAATCTCTCGGATCTCATCGATGTAGAGCAATCCATTGACTGATCGACCGCGAGAGCCGTCTCTAGTTGCTGCCACAACATCAAGCCTTGCTCCAGATAGCATCTCAATTGACTCTGTGCCGTTGGCATGTCTGATCTGTTTAACGAATCCTTTAAGGTGGTCATTAGTCTCCAGTAGGTTAGTGATCTGTCTAAAGGTGTCCAGAGCCATGCTTCGATTAGAGGACATGATGAGGACATTGGTATTCCACTTAATTAAGTGAGCAAGGATGAGCATACGCGCTAAGTGGGTTTTGCCATTCTGTCTGGCAACGAGAATGAGGTTTGTTTTGCGTATCCAGTTGCCTTTTTTATCCACAGTAAGCATGTCCTTAAGGACGAACTCTTGCCATGGCAATAAAGGGATCTTAACTATGTCGCATAGGTCTTTTACATCTTGCAGCTTGTTTTCGCCTTTGAGAAGTGGACTGTGGAGCCTCGGGTTCGTTGCCCCTCGCACCGCCTTGGACTTCTTGGGTTTATCTGTCATTGATCTGGATTAGGTCGGGTCTTAAACGGACTGTCCAGCATCGTCTCGGACTGCATCGGGGACGGATGGGCAGGAAAGACAGGGGGGGTAGCC